TTGCTTCGTCCGCACTTCTTGGTGATAATTTAAATTCAAAGGCGAATGGTCTGAGTGTTGGTCCTTGGAATAATAATTCAAGGTTTGGATTAAGAATTATTCCTTGAGTCCTACCTAAAATAGAATTGATATTAGATCCAACAGCAGAAGCTGCTGTGAATCCAGCGATTCCCTTTTTGACTATCTCATTATTATCAACTATTTGGTTTTTTAAATTACCTAGAGCACCACCAATTCCAGCATCAGCAGATCCTGACTTATCAAGTTCTGATAAAGCAATAGCAGCACCTGCGATCTGTAGTGGATTCATTGTATCATCACCCCAATTACATGCATTAGCATCAGCAATTCCACCTGGAATTGGTAAGGTAACTGAACCGATTGATTTTCTATCACTAGTTCTTTCTGCAAATGAAAATCCATCAACCTTTTTTGGTTCATACTCTAACATATCAAATTTGATTATATCTTGACCAGGGTCTCTTGTCTCAGGATAATTTAGATTACCAAAATCTTTCCTTGTTCCTTTTTTATTTTCTATGGGGGGAATTGGTCTTGAAGAACCACTATCGTCACCACTAGCTGGGTTTTCACCATCACCAGTTTCTTCATTCGCCAATGGCGTGGTTGGTGTTTTAGTTGTATCACCTGTCTTTGTTCCGTCCTTAGGATCAATCACTCCAGGCATTTCTACATCTTTTTTCAAAGATGTTTTTGTATTAAATGCTGAGTGCTTATTGATTATTGCCGCTCTATTATTATTATTTTGTTTCTGCATTACGTTCGCAAATTCTCTCTGAGCATCTGCTACACTAATATTTTTATTATTGGCTCTATTGTATTCAGTTATAAAAGCAGGTTGAACCTTCCATTTACCTTTATCGGATCGTTCGGATCTTGCTATAAGAGTTCTTCTGCCAAATGCTCCTTTTTTATACAATAATGAAGCACCAGTATCAGTATTAACTTCTAATACCGTTGGCATTCCTCCAGAGGTATATTCAGATCTTTGAATATTGTCCGACATTTAAGTAGTTTTTATTTATTTAGCACTATTTTCTCATAATTTAATGATAATAAATCATCAAGTTCATCTCTCTGGACAATATAAACTTGAGTGCCCAGTTCTTCCCAAGTATATTGTCTATAATCTCTGAGGTGAAAATTAATTCCACGAAATCCCCATTGAAATAATTCAGTCACTGCAACCAATGGGTGTTGATCGTATTTTATATTAGGTGTCTTTGCAAAGTATTTGAAGGTGCAGATGTTCTCTCTCCAAGATCTTTCTCAGATTTAAAGTCTTGAATATTAGGTTCGATACGGTTCATTTGATTCCGAGTTCGTCTTCTGTAATTACTTTGAATTCAATTCGTCTGTCCTCACAGAACTCAACTGCAGCCTTCCACTTTGCTTTATTCACTTCCCAAGTCTTGCATTCATACAGATAGGATTTAGTAACTTTCTTTCTCTGCTTTGGTGGTTGAGTTTGCTTCTTTGGTTTCACCTCTACCACATAAGTTTTGACTTGACCAGTGCTCTCCTTTACTTTAATAATAAAGTCTGGAAAGTATTTGTGAACCCTACGATCAAGTGGTGAGACATATGGAATGTGAAACTCTTCACTACCCCATTGTAAAATATTTTCATTCAAGTCGCACCAACGACAAAACTTGCGCTCCCAACTACTTCGGCATATAATGTTATTGGGATTGCCCTTATACTTTTGGGGATATGATGGTTTGTATTTACTCTTGATACTTTCTGCCATACATAATATATAAGGTCAAAAAGTATTTATAGATGGCATTCACCGCCCGAGAGAGAAGCGCAAAAAAACAAAACGTTGATTCGGTCAAAGCAAATTTACTACGACCATCATTAACAGCATACTTCGCTGTTGAAATTCCATTTCCAAATGGAAAGATAGCAAGTCAATTAAAACAAATTCTTAGTAGCGCAAAACAACCTCAACTTAATCTTCTTTGCACTGACGCATCATTACCTGGGTCTCAATTGACTACAATGGATATCAGAAATGATCGCACTGGTGTCACTGAGAAACATGCTTATCGTAGGATGTTTGATGATAGAACAGACTTTACATTCTATGTTGATGCAGATAATTATCTTCCTATCAGATTTTTTGAAACTTGGATGAAAGGAATTATGAATGAGAATGAGGATGCCGTGGCAAAATCATATCAATATAAACCAACGTATCCAGATGAATACATGGCCGACCAGGGTTTGAAAATTTTCAAATTTGAAAGAGACTATAAGCAACTTTTAACTTATGAATTTTTTAGATCTTTCCCAATAAGCATCTCTTCAATGCCGGTATCATATAGTGGAAATGATTTGTTAAAGTGTACCGTCTCAATGTCTTATATCAGATACATTCAAAGCGGACCAACCGGTAATACACTGGGATCAAATACTTTTGCCAATGCAAAAAATACTCCAGAAGAATTAAAAGACTTGCAAAACAAAGCTCTTGCACAAAGTTTTGCTGATGATACTGGTAGATCACTTGAGGATGCTGCAATTCTCTCACAAGGGGGAACTATAGAGACAGTCATCGGATGACCCTCTAAATAATCACACTGAAATATATCTATAGGACATCATGCCTTTACCAAAGA